AACAGATAAATCATTTGGAGATAAAACTATATATATTACCGATAAAAAATTTATACAAGAATTAAAAGATTTGAAATTAAAAGAAAATGAATATTTACTTAGTAAAAATAATGGCGATAAATTAAAACCATCATCGTTCGGTGAAAAAGTAATTAATTTATCAATAGACAAATTAGGTGAAGCCAAAATATTTAAGATAGTAATAAAATATCTATTAGATAAAAAAGACTTTAATAGAATAGAAGAATTAGTAAATACACGTGGGACTTCTATGGCTACAATATTAAAGAGTTATAATGTATATTCTAATAATGATAAAAGTTCAGATAATAAAGTAAAACAAATTAAAGAAGATATAAAAGAAGATTAAGTTAATAAGTAATCTAATAATTTGGGTGGAATAGAATATCTTTGATTTAATGTTGTATTATCTTTTATTCTATTTACTTTTAATACATTCGCCATTTTCCCACCATATACACCTAACCTTAATGGGTGTTTTGGATTTCCAGTACATTTACATAACATATTATTTAATTTTTTATTAGTCAATATTTTAGTGGGTTTCTTATAAGGATAATCAAAATAACAATAATCAACTAATATAAATTTATCTTTATAAATATCATTTTCTATATAGTCCCACATTTTAGAATAACGTGGATTTTCTATAAAATAGAATTCAGGTTTTAAGTAATCAATAATTTCAATAGTCTTATTAATGAATATACTATTATCTTTTCTTACATTTTCTAATTCTTCTTTGTTCTTCCACTTTTTACCTATATGAGTATTCTGTAACATACTAAATACTTTACATTCAGGACTCGCCCATATAATATCAAAATATCCTATATCAAATTGTTTATAATCAAAGTCCATAATATCACAACATATAGTAGGATTATATTTCTTTAATATATCTAAACTAATTACTTCTACATTATCCATATCTTCAAAATGATTTGTAATTGAACCTGTACCTTTAAATAATTCTAAAATTTTCATTTTATAGTTATATATAACATTTTTTTTTGTAATAAAAAGCACAAACCGAATTAATAACTTTATTATTTCATTATTATTCTGTTAAATATACGGAAATAACAGATTTAAAACAATATAATTTAAATTATTTTGTAAAAAAACGGTGAATTAATAACTTTATTAATCCAAAAGATATTTTAACAGAATAATAATGAATTAATAATGTTATTAATTCGGTTTATCATTAATCAAAGACTAAAAGACAAGATTTTTCTACTCTTTTAAATTTTTTTCTGCATTTCACACATAAATTATCCTTTCTATTTCTATGGGGAGTATTACATTCAAAACATAATCTACATCTTCTACTGGGGATAAATTTATTAACACAATTCTCTCCTATTGATAATGTAAATACTCCGTCTGAAATCCAACAATTATTTTTTATACGATGACCACAGACACAAAAATTTTCGTGTTCAGGTTGTTCTTCATTATAATATCTTTTAAAATGATTTTGATGTACTCCAGATTCTCCACCGATATAAAACCATTTATTTTTTATATCTTCTATTGATAAGTTATATTTCTTTAAACCAGTTTGAAATCTTTTACTTAATTTATCATTAAGTTTTAATTCATTCTCCATATATATTTATGTAATATTTTATATTTTTTTTAAAAAAATGCGTTTATTTTTTTATATTATTATATTATATATATTATGTCCTTAATTGTTCCGAATTTACAAAATACAAACTATCCTAAAGCACATATATATAAATTATGTTGTAAAGATTTAGATATACCAGATATTTATATAGGTTCAACTATTAACTGGCGAAAAAGAAAATATAGACATAAAAATAATTGTAATAATGTATCAAATAAAGAACATAATTTGTATGTATATAAATTTATAAGAGAATTTGGTGGTTGGGAGAACTGGGAAATGATATTAATAGAAGAAGTTAATTGTAATAGTAAATTAGAATTACATAAAAAGGAACGACAACATATAGAAGCATTAAAGGCTACACTCAATATAGGGATTCCTGCAAGAACACAAGAAGAAAAAAAAATATACTATAAAAACTATAATGAAAAATATAGAAAAATAAATAGAGATTATATAAATAAATATAAAAAAGATTACTATTATAAAAATAAAGAAAGATTTCCTTTTGTTTATACTCCTGTAAAATGTAATTGCTGTAATGTAATAGTAGATAGAACGTCTTTAAAAAGACATAATAAATCTAAAAAACATATAAAAAATTATGGATTAGAAAATAATTGAATGTTAGATAAAGTGGATTTTTGAAGATTATATTATATATATATAAACTACTTCAAAAAGACAACCTCAGAGAAAATAACACATAAATAATTAATACTAAAATTATATGTGCTTCAAAAATTCATATAAAAAATTATGAAGAATTTGAAAAATCCAAATTTGCGACTCCTTGATTTAGTGGTTCTGTTTCACTACCTATCCCAAGCTTTCCGAGTCCATATGCCGCCCCTCCTAATATAGCACCTACACCCGCTCCTATTAGCGTTCCTTCAGGACCTATAGCACTTCCAGCCAGTGCTGAAGCCGCAATTGTTCCAGTTAATCCTGCCGCCGCACCTCCCGCCGCACCACCGCCTATATCTGAGAGACTTAGTGCTGTATCTTCATTACCACCTAATGATTTAATACCTTTATAAATCCCCTGTGTTGCTTCTTTCCCTGCTACGTATCCGACAGCTCCACTTGCGACTTCGGGGGCGAGTGCTGTTCCTAAAACGCTTGATGTTATTGCTCCCGTTATTGCTCCTTCTTCTGCTGTTCTTAAATCACTATCTTTATCTTGTTTTAATACAGGGTCTATATATTTAGACATAGCGACATTGGCTAATGCCCCGCTTCCTAACCCTACAATTAAATTTGATGGGTGTACTGCTCTTGCTATTTCTCCACCATAACTAAATTCACCACTTCTTATTCCTGATTTATCAATAGAATTTAATTCTCCTTCCATTCGTTGTTGTGTTTGACTATGACTATTTAATTCATTAATTCTACTATCTAAATCTAAATCATTAAAATCTGATAATTCTTTATCTGTATTAAAATGTTGATTTATTGTTTCATCAAATCCTTCTTTTTCTGATGGTAATAATTCACCACCAGATTTTAACCATAGTGATTTATGATTATTTGAATTTATATCTATTCCATTATCAACTGCAAATTGTGTAAATGATTTACTTTGTATAGATGGCTCTGGTACTACATCTGCAGTCGGTATTGTATCTTTTGGTGTTTTAAATTGTGGTGGAAATAATCCGCCTGTTCCTTTTATAGGTTCATTAAATTCTAATCCTAATTTATTTTCTAATCTATCTGCTTGATTTTCTAATAAATTGCTTTGTCTTGTTGGTTCTGGTTTTGTTTTATCTCTTAATCCTGTTAATTTATTTTTTGTTTTTGTATCTAATTTTGCTGTTTTTTTTCTTATTGGTCTATTTCTTAATTGTTCTTGTGTAAATCTTAATAAATCATCTAATTCAGCATTTCCTGTATTAGCACCTAAATCAATTGTTAATGGTTCTACAAAAGCATTTCTTGGGACTTGTCTTGGATAAGATGGTTCAATACTAATATTTCTATTAGTTTGTAATAAAGGATTTACATTAACAGATATATCTTCTGTGACGGGTCTTATAAATGATTTTCCTTTACCTTTAATTGCAAGTGGATTAACCCCTACTTCTATATTTTCTGTTAATGGGATACCATCTATATCATGTTCTCCAGTTACATTTAATTCTTTTGGTATAGGATATTTTGGAAGATGTGATTTTTTAGGCATAGCATTTATACGCTGTTCTAAGCTACGTTGATATAATGAAGGTGATTCTTCAATAGGATTAAAATCTAAATCTTCATTTTTTTTATTTTGTATAATCATTTTATTAAATATTTGTAATTCTCCGTGCTTACTTGCGTGGTCTACTAAATCATTCATAGTATCTAATAAAGGTGATGTATCTTTTGTTTTACTTCTATCTTCATTACTTGTAAAATTTTTTAATTCATGAGCTAAATATGGATTCATAGAGCGTAAATTACTGCCTCTTGTTTTAACCACATTTACATCTATATTTGATTTTCCCTGTAAATATGCAGTCTGAACTGAGGGCAGGTCTTCTCTTGTTCTCCATATTTGATGTTTTGTGCTTGTAAATATATCTGGTCTCTTTACAATATTTTTTCCTATGAAACTATTGAAACCAGTTGAAGGTATATCGTATGTTAAACCCATATCTAGCGATTTATTCCCGCCTAACGAGTAACCAGTTGTGCTTGTGTTTTCTTTTCCATATTTTTCTATTGTTTTTCTTGTCTGTTCTCTTGCTGATTTAAAGTGTTCTGAGTTCCCTTCACTACCCATCCATATTTGAGCATCTGTTTGTATATCATCTAAATTGCGACCTTTTGCGTCTGTACCGCGAAAAGCTATTTTTGTTTTTTTAGTATTTTCATTATGAAACACTACACCACGAGAATCTGATAGCTCTTCATCAATTTTCCAGTTTGGATCTAATCCTTCTGATTGTGCTACATAATTATCTGAATCTATACCATTCATCTTATAATATTTTGTGCCTATCTCAACCAGTTTTGCATCTTCTATTGCTTCTGGCGGTAATTCGTCATGTGTTATATCTGATGATTTTTTAAATGTATAATTATTTACTAATTTTGATAATGCTTTTTGAACTTTGATTTTAGTTTCTTCTTTTTTCTTTTTATTTTTTTTAGTATCTGGTTTTTTTTCTTGTTTTTCTAATATACTTAATAGATAATTTATATAACGTACTTCTTCTCCATATAATTTTTCATCTTCTGGTGTAAATGTTTTCTGTAAATCATTTAATTCCTGTTTTTCATAATTTATAAATTCTAAATCAGACATTATATTGTATTAATATATTTTTTTATTGAAATTATAATATTATATAATACTATAAAAAATGGATAACATATTGAACCCATTACGCCAATTTGTATTACATATTAGATCAAAGGACTCAGATAGAATGGGTATTTTAAATAGTCATTTATTTGTAGACTTGGCTGAACCTATTACTATTAATCCACTAACAGAGGAAATACATCAAATTATATTATCTGCTGAATTACCATACTCATTTTATAATATAAGTAGTGATATAAAAAATAATGAAATAAAATATTCAGATTCAGGTATAGATTATACTTTTACATTTCCGACAAAAAATTATGATATAACTGAATTAGTACGAGTTATTACAGATTCTGTTACTTTTCCTTTTACGGCGACATATGATAAATTCACTATGAAAATTACATTAACAAGTACCAGTTTAAATACCATTACTTTAAAATGGACTGAATCTAATTCATTCAAAGTATTAGGATTTTCTAATGAATTAGATGTAGATGTTGTTTCAGCAGGGACTACTATTAGTAATAATATTATAGACTTAGCGACTATTCATTCATTAATGATTAAATCAAATACAGCCTCTAATATGGTTTTTTCAACTCGTGCTGGATTTTCGCAGACAATTCAAAAAGTTAGTGTAGATGTTAATAGTGGAGATATAATTTATTTAAATCAAAATGATTCAAGACAGCATACAGTTTTAAATAGTAATGTTGATATGTTAGATCTGAGAATCACAGATCAAAATGATAATTTAGTAAATTTTAATAATATTAATTATGAAATTACAGTAGGATTTTTTATATATCCTTTAAATAAAGTTTCTGTTCCAAGAGAAATACAAGGAAGAGGTCGAAGAGTCTTACAACCACCTACAAATGCATTAGTTCCACCACAAGTTCAAAATCCTTTAAAACCTTATACACCACAAACAATTATAAGAAATGATATTAATACTGTTAATAATGATATTGATAATCACGAAACAGATTTAGAACATAAAGGAAAAAGATTAATAATTGATGAGGTTATAAAAAGAATAAGTGAAAATAATAAATAAAATATATATATAATGGAAAAGAAAAAAATAAAACCTATGTATAAACCTAAAAAAGATTTAAGTGTTTTACAAAAAAGATTAATGAAAGAACATAAAAAACATCATACAAAAAAACATTTAGATATGATGAAAGAATTAATGCTTCAAGGGCATTGCCTACAAGCCGCACATGATATAACAATGAAAAAAATAGGAAAGTAAGAGAAAGTGGATTTTGGAAGCATTAAAATTTGAAACTCAGAGAAAGTGGATTTTGGAAGCATTAAAATTTGAAACTCAGAGAAAGTGGATTTTTGAAGATTATATTATATATATAAACTACTTCAAAAAGACAACCTCAGAGAAAATAACACATAAAATAATTAATACTAAAATTATATGTGCTTCAAAAATTCATTATTTAAAAATAAAAATCTTAATAAAATTTATATGTCCTCTATTGATAAAGAGATTATTAAAATATTAGAACCACATTTTTTAAAATTTATGAAAATATGTATTAAGAATCATGATATAAAAGAAATGCTTAAAGACCCCGCATGTGAAGGAGATGATGATGTAGTTTATTTTTTAAATGTATATATCCAGTGCCTATTAGAACATAAGCAGGGTGTTAGACTATTATATAATAGATTAGTAAAAGGTGGTTATTCTGAAAAATTAACAAAAAAATTTATATATTCAGTACTTAAACTAAAAATGAAACAAAAGACTAATGAATGGACTTGGGCAGAATTAGATGAATTTAAAATTGAATATGATAAGGATATAAAAATTACTAATTATTCTATTTATTAATTAAATTTTTAATTTTTACTTTATTTTCTTTTTCATATTTTTTTATTGCTTCTTTTAATGTTGGTTCAGTCCATAATAACTTCCAGCTATGATGAATTCCAGATTTTTTATTATAAAAATTTTTGTCTAATCTATGTCTTGCGATCCATGCTTTTTTTTTCTTTTCGTCTTGATGGTCTATAAATGTCTGACCATCAGAACCAAAATGAAAACTCATATCATCCATTATTATTTTAAATCTTTTTCCTTTTCTATTTGATTTTTCTAATATATATTCTTTCATATAATTTATACATATATTTTTTTTATAAAAAATAAATATATGACTGGTGCAGAAATAGTTGCTATAATATCAGTATCAATTGCAGGAGCTACAACTTTGCTCTCGACCTGCTGGCATAGCAGATGTACGAATATTCGAACTCCCTGTATCTCATGTGATAGAGAGATAATAAAAAATAATAATGAAGAAGATAATGATGTTGTTGTAGCAAAAGAAGTTAAAACATCATAAACTAATAATTAATTTATTTTTTTATATTATATGTCTTATTATAACTATTATACTAGTTCAACAGAAGATATAGAATTTGCTAAGGATTGTATTAGTGCTATTAAATTGAAAATTAGTAGTATAAAAAAAAATCAAGATACACATTCAGAGCATAAAAACATTATGATTAAAAGATTAGAACTATCTATGATTTCTATTAAGTATTATTATGGATTATAATATGCTTTTGTAAAAGCAAAGGCAAAACTAGATTTGGGTTTATTTTTGATAAAACTAGATTTGGGATTTAAACCCTTTTATAAAGGGTTTTTTTTCTAAAAAGTTTCTTAAATTAAGCAACTTTATAAAATTTCCATTTAGCATTATTATTTGTATAAGTAGTATTTTGACCTGACGCAAAACCTATTTTATTATAACTTGATGTATAAGACATTTGATATGTCCCACTATACATATAATATTCATCATTTCCAGCAGATACAAATGCTAAATTAGCAGTATTATGACCCACAGCGAAGTGCCTATTACTATAACTTGTATATGAACCAGCACTTCCATTATAACTTGTAGCATAAAATACAGCAATATTTTGAGAATTATAAGTTTGTTGGATATAATGGAAAATCATAGGATTATTATTACTTGTATTAGTAGGTGTTGTCGTTGTAGTGAATGACCCCGCATTACAATACCAATAAACTTGACTTCCGCCTACAAATCCAACATTATAATTCGTTGATGTTTGAACGAAATAAGCACCTGCTCCTACACTATATACAGCATAATAACCGCCCAGCGCTGGACTACCAGTTCCAAAACCAGTTGGATTACTATTTTGAATAGAATAGTTAAATGTTAATATTGTTGAACTATTAATATCGGTTATTGTATAACTAATAGCAGTAGTATCCGTTTCATTTTTAGTCTTTACTTGACCTTCATAAGTATAAGTTCCATCTTGATTATCAGTTAATGAAAATGCGTTCGCCATACTAACAACAGAAGAACCATCCCATCCGTCTAATGCTGTCTGTACTGAATTTGTTAAACTATTAACAACAGTAGGGTTTAAATCATCATTTACTTTTACTGTTATTTTAACAACATCTCCTGTTGTAGAAGCAGTTATAACATCGCCTGAATTGAATGAAGTAGAACCACCTGAATTTAATTGATATGTAGAAGTGTTTAATGATAAATTAGTAGCAGTATCAAATGATAATGAACGCCATACTAATCCAGTTGATAAATTAGCATATACCCATAATTTTAGTGGATTTTTTACTAACGCCATTTTACCTGATGTTTGAACGCTATTTAATAAATCAGTAGTAGTATTATATTGCTCTAATACTGTTCCTGTTGTAGAAGGTGTAATCCAGTCTATTTTACCATTAGCGTCTATTGTTAAATTTTGCCCTGCTCCACCATAAAACCCACTACTGCCTAATATATCAATAGTAGGTCTAACCCCTGCTACATTTGAATTATCAAGTTTTAAAGATTGATAATATGCTACATCATTTGAATTATAACCATCTACTTTAAATGAAACTCCTGATGATACAGAAGACCTATTCGTTATTGTATTAGAACCATTTATATTAATAGTAGAACCTACTAAATTCATGATTTGGTTATTAGCATTTCCAACTGTTATTGCTCCACTTGCGGCTGTTCCAATACTCGTCGCGGTTGTTACATCTACACCTGAAACTAAATTGCTATATGTAATATTCTTTAATACACCGTCGCTTGCTTGTTCCAATAGTAATAAATCACCACTAGCAGGTGAAGTAATTGTATTTTCTTTGGAAATTTCTACATTAACCGTTGTCCCACTACTAACCGCTATTGCGTTTCCTGCTACTACACCTATACCTAAATCACTATAAGCGATTTTGTTAATAACACCTGTATTTCTTTCCACTAGAAAAACATCATCATTAGCAGGAGTAGTAATCGCCACTTGTTTAGAAATGTCTACCTGAATAGCATTTGAGCCACTTATATTTATCCCATCTCCCCCTGTGTATGTAATAGGCATATCATTACTTATATTCAACTTCCCATTTGTATCTACTATTAGATTTCTTGATTGACCTGTATATTGATTTATTGTAAAACCATTTGATAATAGTAAATTTAAATATGGAAACCCTGATGAAACATTATGAACTTCAATAGCAGAAGAATAAGAAGAACCATTATACGCCTGTATTTGGAATCCAACGCCGCTTGCTATATTTGATCGAAAGAAGTTTTTACCTGCTGATATACAATTCATCGAAGCAGAATTTAATGCTAATGATTGACTTGAATTACCTACTGTAATAGCAGAAGAAGCAGTCGTACCGAAATTACTAGAATTTGCGGTTGATACTAAATTTGATATTGCGGCGGTGTTTAAAGCGATATTATTTGTATTTGTAGAGATATTACTTGTATTCGTATTTTGTTGAGTAGTCAAAGCGGATATATCATTATCGTTACTTGTTATTTGTGCTTGTAATCCAGCATTAAAATCTGAAAATGTTATTTTTTTTGTTAAAGAATTTGTAGTATCATACATTACTAATAAATCTGCTGAAACTGGACTTGAAAAAGAATTGGGTTTATTTATATCTAAATCTATCGCATTCGCATTTAAGGCTATACCTACACCAGCACTTAGACTTGTATGATTTGATTCTAAATTTATTGAATTACTTCCATTAGTAATTGTTAATGTCCCCCCTGTTGAAGTCAATAAAGCAGAAGAATAATTACCAGTAGACGTTGAACCTATTAATAATTTACCGTCTAATACTGTTGTTGAAAAATCATATTTATTTTTTATATTAGTTATTCCTGTGGTGTTTGTAGATACTGAACTATTTAAACTTGTTATATCATTATCGTTATTTGTTATTTGTGTCTGTAATCCTGCATTAAAATTTTGAAAAGTTATTTTTTTTGTAGCATTCCCAACAGAATCATATAATAACATGAGATCACCTGAATTTGGTGATGTATATGCTGTTTCTTTATTAATATCATAGTTTATAAAATTATTTGTAATATTTATACCAGTCCCAGCAGATAAGGAACTTGATGAAGGCACAACTAAATCAATACCACCTGCCGATTTTGTTATAGTAACACTATTATCACTACTTAATAATTCACCCACACTATAATTAGAAGAATTCCCAATCAATAATTTACCATTAGCGACAGACCCAGTAAAATCATATTTAGTTTTAATATCGCTTATACCTGTTGTGTTAGTTGTTATATTACCTGTATTTGTTGAAATATTACTTTGATTTGTGCTTATTTGTGCCGTGTTAGTATTTTGCTGACTTTGTAAAGAACTGATATTACCTGTATTAGTTGAAATATTTGAAGTATTAGTATTTTGTTGACTTTGTAAAGAACTGATATTAGAAGTATTAGTTGAAATATTTGAAGTATTAGTGCTTTGTTGTGTTTGTAAAGCAGTGATATTTGAACTATTTGTTCCAATATTGGTACTGTTTGTTGAAACACTTGAAGATAATGAATTTAATTGAGTTTGTATATTACTACTTACACCGTCTAAATAAAATAATTCTGTTTCTGTAATATTTGTAGCATTTCCATTAGTCCATATCCCGCTTGGAAAATTCATTTTTGGAAGGGTTGAATCATTTGTAATCGTTAATAGGTTTGTGGCTCCTACACTGTTTACTCCCATTAAGTTTAATGTGCCTGAATTAGTAAAATTAGTGTTTTGAATATTAAAATTATAAGACCCTGATAAAGCAGTTGCTTCTAATACATTACTTCCATTAATAGTTAATTTACCGTCAAATTCTGTATTTCCATTTACTCGTAGCTTTTCCGATCCATTCATGGTAGTTGTTCCTATTGCTACATTAGTAGCAGTTGCTAATGGATATAATACACCACTATTTAATGTCCAGTTAGTATTTATAAATCCAGCTAATAGATTTGCTCTTGTAATCTTTCTAATATTACCACTACTATCTTCTAATACATATAAGTCCGTATCGGCACTTGTGGTTATACTATTTTGTTTCGATATAGATAAATCTATTTGTGAGCCAGTAATAGATAGTGCTTCTCCTGCTGTTAATCCTGAACCACTACTCCCTATTAAATCGCTATATAAAATTTTTTTAATATTATTGTTTCCGTCTTGCAATAAATACTGATCTGTTGAGGCTGTTGTAGTAGTAATAGGTGCTTTATTAATGTCTACATTTATATTTTGATTTGTAATATCAATAGCGTTTCCCCCTGATAAATTATTAACTACTACCTCTATACCAGAATTTGTAAGGTTTCTCATATATTATAATATAATAATATATTTTTATTTATATTTTTTCTTGTATTGTTTCGTTTTATATAATTGTTTTACATATTCATTATATTTCTTTTCACTTAGAAAACCTTTTCTCTCTACAGAAGGCTTAGCTCTTTCTTTCTTTTTTTCTTCTTCAATTGTATCAACTAAATCACATAATCCGTTTAATGAATTATACATATATTTTATACAAATAAAAAAAAAGTGGATTTTCAAAGCATTAAAAATTGAAAGTCAGAGAAAGTGGATTTTTGAAGATTATATTATATATATAAACTGCTTCAAAAAGACAACATTAGATAATAAGAAATTTATTTTTCTCTAAAATACCATATTAGCATATGGGTCAGCAGGTTTCGGTGGTTCATAAAAAGGTTCTTGTAATACTTCTTTTACAGATTCCTTTACAGATTCCTTAACAATTTTTTTATTATCTTGTTGTTTTTGATTTTTCTTTTCCATTCTTCGTTTTTTATTTGCTTCTACCATTCGACGGGTTGCTTCTATTTGTGCGGGTGTTCTTTGTTTAACACTTCGATTATCTATTTTACCATTTTTTTTCGATAAAAGTTTCTTACCTAATTCTATTTCTTTAGCTTCTTTTTCCTTCTGTAATTCAATCTTTTTTAAATCTCTTGCAGTCATTTTAGGATTTTTAGCTTTTTCAAATTCACCTTTATCATTCTGTATCATATAAATTATTTTTTCTTTAACTACAACCTGCTTTGCGAGTTTTTCTTCTAATGGTTTAGAAGGTCGTCCCTGTTTTTTCTTAACAATTTTCTTAATAGGTTCTACTGGTTGTTCTATTATTTCTTCTTTTACTACTTCTTCTTCTGGTTCAATAGTCTCATCACTATCTTCATTATCTTCATCTATGATTGTCTCGATTTCTTCTTTACTCATTATATAATATATAATAAGAAAAAAATTTTAAATATTGTTAATTAACTTTTAATTAATATGTTTATTCACACGAAAATATATTTTTGAAAGTAATTTATTTTATGTGGTTATTTTCTCTGAGATTGTCTTTTTGAAGTAGTTTATATATATAATATAATGCTTCAAAAATCCACTTTCTCTGAGTTTCAAATTTTAATGCTTCAAAAATCCACTTTTCTCTGAGTTTCAATTTATAAAGAAATATCTATTTTATAATAATATTTTATACACTCTTTACTCATATTAAGCATATTAATTCTTCTTTTGATGTCTTCTACTTCATCATTAGATTTAGATTTAAAATCACCTAATTTATCTAATTTATCATGTAGTTTTAATATTTTACTAATCTTTTTGATATTACTTTTTTTTAAAAAGTATTTATACATATAATATTTAATTCAGCATTTTTGATTTCTTCTTTAGTAAAATATAAATATTGAGACCAATTTAAATTAACATCTTTTGTGTCTTCCATATATAAATATTATAGAAAAAAATAAAAATCTTTATTCAACATAATATTTTTTTTTAATTTTACTGAAATCTATTCCATTTTTTTTTAATAAAACTCTATATTGGTCTCGTTCTTTAAACAATCTATCTCTGCTTTCTCTTAAAAATTCGCAATTTTCTTCACTATTTTTATAATCATTATAATATGTCTTGTTATTCATATTTGTTCCGATTTCTTTACATAATTTACAAATTCTCAAATAATTATTTTCAGTTGAAATATTTTGTTTTTCATCGTAAATAATATCTAACAAATTTATAATAAGTTCATTAGATGTAGTATCCATATATCTTAATATAATAAAATAATATTAATTCTTATTTAAATAGGTTATATAATTTTTATATACCTTTTCTCTTAAATATACTAATAATATTTTTCATATCTAATTTCTTATTAAAATCTTTTATTGCATCTTTAAGATGTTTATTTTTATTAATTCTATAAAGATATAATTCTTTATGATATGCATGTATATCCAGAGTTAAATCTAATTCATAAGTAGTTTTAGTAGTTCGTTCTTTCCCCTTTCCTTCTTTTGTTTTAATAGAATTATATGGCGATTTTCCAATAATAGAATCTATACATGTTTTTATAATTGCTGGTATTTTATTTTTATTAGTAAAATCTAAGTTGTCTTTTTTGCCTTGAAATCTAAACAATTTAAAATAATCTTTTTTTAATTCTTCTGCTTCTTCTTTTGTTATTGTATTAAATGGTGTTAGTGTTTTATCATCTATATTTAATTTTTTTAGTAAATTTTTTATAAATAATATTTTATTAGTGTTATTATTATATACATTTAGTGTAAAGTCTTTATGTTGTGCTTCTTTAATTAAGTTAATATCTAATTTAGAACTTTGAAAATACATATTACAATAATTAAAATGTTGCTGTAAAGCATTTGGTTTTATAAATATTTCTTTAAATTTTTGTATTTTATCTTCTGGTATTTTAATTAAATCTGCTGTTCTTTGATAATATTCATCTTCAAAATTATTATTAAAATGTTCCTCTAATTCTTCTTTAGTTAATTTATTTAATTTAATATGTTCTTCTAGTTCTAAACCTTTTGTAATCTTTAATTCAGATTTTAATTTATAACCTATATTTTTTAATCCATTTCTAAAATGATAGAAGATATTAGATTTATCAGCATCTATATTGTATAAATAATAACTAATTAAATAATTATAAAAACTTTGTTTTCCCAAAATATCGGCTTCTATGCCTTCATAGGTAATTTGTTTTTTAATATAATCATTAATTTTTGTATTACAAAATTTTACTCTATCTATAACTTCATTTTGTGTATTAAATTCAAAATCTTTTATTATATTTTGTTTTTCTATAAAGTAATAATATACGCCTTCTTGGTTTCTACATCGTGCTATTTGTTGTAGCATAGATTTAGAACTAATAGTATGACCTTTATATAAACAAAATACCTTTCTTTTCATTTGTGAATCTAAACCATATACAATTTTAGGTGAGAATATAACTTTTACTATATTATCTAAATCTTGCTCTTTTTTATTATCATATAATCTATCTATTACTTCCACATATTTATATTTTTCATCTTTTAAAATTAATTTATTTCTTAAATTATGTGCTTCTGTTGATGAATCCGTACATACCATAAATGCTGTTTCTTTTAAAATCATATTAATTAAATCATCATATTCAAATATTTCTTTGGCTACAACTCCTTTATAATGTTTATGTGTATTTTCAATATATTCAAAATTTATACTTGGGGATTGTTTTTTATAATCATCTATAATATCTGGTAGTGCGTCTACATGTTTTTCAGGATTTAACCATTTTAAACATAAATCACTTATATCTGCGTCAGTCCCGATAAATTGCTTACATTCTCTTATAATTCTTGTTAGTAATAAGTCAATTGTTTTTCTTTTAGAATTTAGTGTAGAACTTGATAATAAATATTCAAATACACTATTTAATTCATCAATATAAACAATATAATTTGAAAAATCCCACCTTGATATTTTATCAATAGAATCCAATTGAATTATAAGATTATCTCCTTCATAATCCTTTAAAGGACCAACTTTATTATATAAAATAAACTCGTCATTTTGTCGTAAATATTCATCATTGTACCATTCAGAAAATACTCTTTGATGTTCTGTTGCTAATGTAATTCTTGATACAATACTAATAATTTTACTATCTTTTTTATGGATATATTCATTTATACAATAGGTTTTTCCTGTAGCTGTTCCAGATTTTATGATGTAATTTTTATTTGGATTAATATTTATAACTTCTGATAATCCTTTTTTACCAGTTGAATCAACAATTAAATCAGGTTTGATTTTATTTTTAATTAATCTTTTATGTTTTATATAATTTAAATAATGTAATTTATTCGCTTTTGATAATATATATTCTACCATATTATAATTTTCATTAGCGGTTTCCCAATATTTTAAATTATTATCATAATTATATCCTGAACTAATTTTTTTACTCATAATATCCCATTCTTCTTTTCTATTAAGTTTTTTATAAAATGCGGTTAGTTTCAACCATTCTAAAGTGTCTGTAAAATCATTTAAATTTAAATTATTTTCAATATCTTTTAAAATCTTATTATCTATTTTGTATTTATATAAATTAAAATTTGTTTCTCTTTTGATATTATTTTTATTTTTAGTATTATATTTTTTAGTTTTATTTCCATTTGAATTATACACTATATTAATAAATTCATCATGTTCTTCAACATCTAAAACTGGAATATTTAAATATGGTTTATATTCAACATTTTTATTATCCATAGTTTTTAATTGTGTAAATGCTCCTATTATAAGTCCACCTTCTCCTCGAATATCAATTTCTAAATCTGGTGCTTGTGTAGATTTATAATCATCTGCTTTATCAGATTTAAAATAAATATGATAGCCATTAGGACTTTTAACAGCATAAGTATTAATTTTATCAAGAATATTTATTATTGAAATTTTAAAATCTTCATTTGGTTCTAAATTATATTTTTTATTATAATATTTAATAAACGGATGATTATTTTTTAATTCATCCCATTTTGGTTTATTAATATCTAAATCTACAACTACTAATGAATTTATACCACCTGTTAATAAAGAATATCCAGTATTTTTATTTAAGGTTTCGTCTTTATAATTAAAACTTACAGCTTTATTATTTTCATATTTAATTAAAGGTCTTTTAAAATTTAAACCAGAAAATGCTACATTATCAAATCCTTTTGATATTAATTTTTTATCTAATAAATATTTAGGGACAATATCAGGCATTTTTTGTAATTTATAATATTTTTCATCTTTAATTTGATATATTTTTTTAAGGGGAACTTTATATAAATTATTTCTGATAGTTTTTGCATCATTCATATATTTTATTGCTACAAAATTATTTTGATGCGTTTTTGTTTCCATCATATATATATTAATATAAGATTTTTTTAAATGGTTTTTATCTTATATTAAATATAAAATCAATTTGGATTTTTGAAGATTATATTATAATATATTATATATATAAACTGCTTCAAAAAGACAAAAAAAATATGTATATAAATTATATTATGGAAAAAAAATATTCTAAAAAATACATTCCTAAAAGTTTAAGTGATGAAGATAAGAAGAAACAAAAGAAACAATTAGATAAATCTAAAAGCGATTATAAGAAAGGTAAATTTACAGAAAGAAAGAAATTAAAAAGTTTTGAAAGTAAAAAGAGTAGTTTTGTTAAACAAGTAAAAGATAAATTAGGATTACCTATGAACTTTGAAAAAGTCGCAGATAAATTAACAAAAACAGAAAAAAGAGAAAAAGAATTATTAAAAGGATTTGAAGAAATTTACAAAAAAGGGATGGGAGCGTATTATTCATCAGGTTCAAGACCAAATCAAACACCTGAGAGTTGGGGGAAATCTCGCGTCGCAAGTGTATTAGTCGGTGGATTATCAAGAAAAATAGATAAGAAAATTGTTGATAAATACAATATTCCAAAAATATAAAAATGCATTAATCTTTCTCAACACTAATATTATCTGTTTCTTCATTAATGATAATAGGATTAAATCTTTGATAGTATCTTTCATTAGTCGCTTTATTATTCATTATTAATAGAAAACTAAAACGGTCGGCCCATGCGATCTTCAATACTTCATTCTGCTGTTCTTTCGTAAGGTCGCCCATTAATTCGTCTTTAATGCATTGTAATTCCTTACTATTATCAGTTCTAAATAAATATATAGCAGAAGTATTACATCTAAATGTTAATGGTAATTCAATATAGCGTTGACTTAAAATCCATACAGATAATCCAGCACAACCTTCACCTTCCGGATTTGTTAATATATGGCGTCTATTCAATATACATTTACATAATTCATCACTATTTCTCTTCAAAGATTTTATACAGTCATCTAATACTAATAAACAATTATTATTTTCTTCATCTTCTCTTTCAGTTTCTATAATAGACTTTAATATTTCATCACTATATTTATTATGTATCCTTTCTTCATTAAGATTTAATTTATTTAAAGGCAAACTCGCTAATGAATTAGAACATAAATATATTTTGTCGAAGTACTTATAGAACCAACGGGGTTGTGTAGGATTTTTTTTAGTAGGATGAGAGCATAACATAGCAAGAAATAAAGATGATTTTCCAGACCCCGCCGATCCAACTATATAAGAAAAACTATTCATAGCTTCTAATGGTTTATTTACTTTATAGGCACAATTAGAAGTATTATCTACATTTTGAGAGATTAAAGGAATATGTGATAATTTTTCATTTTCAATTATTTTCATTTAATATATAATAAGTTATAAGATTAAAAATTCAAAATTAAAATCTTAATTAAAATTATATAAAATGGAATCAAGTTTGCCGACAAGCATGAGATATGCCGTTACAGGAGCAGATGCTATACCTTCAAGAACTCGTCTTTCAAGATTCGATGCTACTTCAAGTGAATATTCTGCTAATTCTAATAATCAAATTCTTATTCCCTGTTCTGCCGATGGTTTTATATCTTCTGCCGAATCATATTTATTTATGAGAGTTGAATCGGAACACGCCACCGGTGGCGTAGCCCATTTAGAAGGAGACCTATCGTGCCTTATTGATAAAATAGAAATTCAGGTTCAGGGTTCAAGTGGTAAAGTTGAAACAATAGATAATTATAATACATATGCTCTTTTAGATTCAAGATATAATTCTGATTTATCTGATTCTACTTATAATCAAATTGTTAGTGGCGCTCACGACCCAGCATTAACTTACAATCCTAAAGGAATTGGTATGACAGTTGCTGGCGGTACTGGTGGCAACCCGGATCATACAATAGTCGCTGTTAAACTAAAAGCTGGTTTCCTTAATGGTTACTATGATAAAGCTTTACCTATGGGCTTGCCCCAGTTTACTATTATGCTCACATTAGCAAGTGCTACTGACGCTTTAATCAATACTGCTGTCGGTTCGACTAATGTTAATTATAAAGTATCACAGGTTCGCTGGTATGCCCCAGTTTTCCAAATTTTAGACGAAAATGTAATGGGAGCCTATACTCGTCAAATACAATCTTCTCCTACTATGTGGATAGGTCAATCAGTTTCGACTGTTGTTAATACAACCGCCGCAGGAGCCGCAAGAAGAACTTATCAATTGAACGCTTCATACAAATCCTTAAATGGTATGGTTTCTGTAATCAGAAATAACACAAATCTTAATAACAAAGAAAAAGCATCTATTGCTAATTCTACTATCATAGGCGCCACCGAATTCTTATACAGGATAGGAAGCAGTCAGTATCCACAGGACGCAATCGAGATAGGTTCAGTTTTAGCAACCGGAACTGGATTTAATTTATCTCGTGCTTATATTGAAGCCGTCAAGACATTCGCAAAACACGGTAAAATGCATGCTAAAAACACACAAGTAGATAGAGCCGCATTTGTAGCAAATCAAACCGATAATGCTCCTACCAGTTGTGGTGCCGGTGTTCTTGCTATCAACTTAAAACGCTACACAGACGATAGATTAGTAAATGTAGGTCTTAACACTGCTGGTTCAGGAGCTCCAAGCACATTAGAAGTCAATTTCGATGCTACGGCAGTCGCAGGACAAGTTAATACATTTTGCTTATACGATTGTGTATGGATAATGAATCCTAATGGATTAGTAGAACGTTCATTTTAGAAAAAAAATTATTAATTTCGTAATTGTATTTAAAATAAAATCTATGTATATAATATAATGGAAAGTAGTCCTGATTTTTGTAATATAGAACCAATAGACCAATCAAGAGATTATAGACAAGAACTATTTGATAGATATAAAGATTTTGAAGAAATAGATTATACAGGTATAGATGATTTTGTTGAAGATTCAGATAAAGTAAGTTTAATAAGATTTTGTAATGAAATGGTTGAAAAGGATTATGGAAAATTTCCACCTGTAATGACTGATATTTTAGTAAAAAAAATATATTATGATACTATTAAAAATTTAGATAAAGATGCATATTTAAAAGAAAAAGAAAGAGATAAAGAATTATCATTAGTAGATAAAGAGTTACTAAAAATAAAAGAAGAAAAAAGAATAATATTAATTGAAGACGAAATAAAAGAAGATTAAAAGATTATATATTTATTTTTTTTTGTATGTATAATATATATGTCTAATTTAAAGATTCTAAGATTGAATAATACTGGTTCTAATCCTAAATTATCATTAGTAGATAATAATAGTGGATTTAAATATGTTATAGATGAATCACTACGCAATAATGGTAGATGTGTTATTGAAGTAATAAGCGGTTGGTCTCAAATCACAAAACAAACATTAGCAGGTGGAAATGTAAATGCTACTGATAGAATACTTCCTAATAATATACCACAATTAGTAATAAGAAGTAATATCGCACAAGAAGGCGACGACACATTAACGGGTGGGAGTGGGATGATACTTGGGACAATGTCTCTAATAAATACAAATGGAACTCAATCAGAAACAACTAATTCAGGATATTTTAATCAAAATGGAAATTTAACCTTTTTATGTAATGAACTACCAAGTCAAATACATATTGAAAGATTATATTATAATGATAATAATGTTTTAGTAAATGCTGATAATTTAGCTGGAAATGAATTAGTCCCATGTGAAGTTGTTCTAAGCCTAAACTTTATTGATATGAAAGATTAATTTATAAATTATATATTAGAATAAAACATTTAAAAAATATCTTATATATATATATATATAAGAAAATGATTTGTTTTGAAGATAAAGAATATGGTATTCTCACATTAGTACATGTATACGAAGACTGGTATATTGAAATTTCGAATAGTTTTAGGACTTATTTTAAACTTAATAAAAATATAAATAAAGTTATAGAATATACATTCGACATACCTGATATTGTAAAAGCAAAAATAGATTATAAATATAAAAGGATAAGATAAATTATATATTAGAATAAAGCACTTAAAAAAATATCTTATATATATATATAGGAGAATGCCTAACATCAAAAAGTATGATTGGGTGACACCCGAAGAAATGAAAGAATGTAGAAGGAAATGTGATAGAGAAAATAAGTTTATAAAATTTTGGGCTAATACATATAATATTAAAATAGGTGTTGAAGATATTGAATTAGTAAAAAAATATAAATCAGAAATAAAAAAAATATTACCTATTTTAGAATTTATTAAAAATATAGAGTTAGTTAATGATTCTAATACACAAGTTATAAATTAGGTAAATAAAACTTATTAATATTTATAGATTTAAATTTATAATATCTGCAAGTTTTTTTTTTTAAGTTTTCACCTGTTAAACATTTACATAGAAATCTTATATGTGATGCTACTTTTTTATCTGTTTTCATCATATTACACCAATTAGAATTTCCTTTAAAAACTTTTTTTAGATTAGGTATATACTTTTTAATTATTTCTAAATTTTCATCACATTCAATCTCCGTTGCATCTTCACCATTAGGCAATAATTTTAAATTACTTCCAAAATAAAATTTATTACCATTTTCTTCGTGTATATTATATAATTTACTTATTAAATCCTTTAATAGATTAACACCTTCTTCCTTATTAGGACAATAACTATATGGGTTCATACTTATATATATACAATATATTTATTTTTTAAATACTTTATTTAACATACTTTTATATATATGAATTTTTGAAGCACATATAATTTTAGTATTAATTATTTATGTGTTATTTTCTCTGAGGTTGTCTTTTTGAAGTAGTTTATATATATAATATAATGCTTCAAAAATCCACTTTCTCTGACTTTGAATTTTTTAATAGCATAAAAATTAATTATTATTTTATTATTAATATATATATATTATTTTATTATTAATATATATATATGCTTAAAAAGAAAACTAAATCAGTAGAAAGAGTTAAAAAGAAAAAAATAGAAGAAAAACCTATAATAGAAAATATACAAGTAAAACAACCTTTAAGCAAAGGAAGTCAAAACTTAAATAACCAAGTAGTTCAGGTTATATTTCCTGCTGATGTAGAATTAAGAAAAGTTAAAAAAAAGAAAAGAAAAAGAACACCTAAAAAAGATAATGAAAGAGAAGAATTATTAAATGAATTAAAAGAAAAATTAAATCAATATGATTCATTGCAAGAACAAGCACAACAAGCAAATATAAAAATACCAAGTGAATTAGGTTTATCTATAATAAATAAATCAGATTTAAAAACAAATGAAGATATAAAAACTTATATAAATGATATTGTAAAAAAAATAGGATTATTACAAGAATTGATTGAAAAAACAAAAACACCATCACCCAGTACAGGTTTATTACCACGTATCGGTAGTGGACTAATAGGATTACCAATTCAACCTATACAACCTATACAACCAGCACCTATACAACCTATTCAACCAGTTCAACCACAAATACCAATTCAACCAGCACCTGCACCAGTTCAACCAGTAGACGATAAACAAACAAGATTACAAAGATTAATTAAAGCTGCAGAAGATAGAATTAAAAAACAAGGGGGTGATATTCCTATTCAACCACCATCATCTACACCATCCCCTACTCCATCAGGATTACAAAAATTTAGTATTCCAAAAGACGGGATCACATTAGAAGTTCAAGCACCATCAGGGTGGGGTGATTTATATAATCTATATACTATGTATTCAAGAGCAACAGAACAACAAACATTAAACAATCAATTAGTAAAAGGTGTTTTCCATATTCCTTTACAAGAATATAATAGTTTAATGGATAGTAGAAACCAGTTTGTAGCAAAATATAATACATATTTAAGTAATTTAACACCAGCAGAAAAAGCATATTTAGAAGATTCTAATAATATAAATATTCATAGATTACATACTGAAATGCTTAATAATACAAAAATAGAACCAGCAGAATTAGCAAAAATATTATTTAAAGAAAGTAAAATACCATTTACAGAAATCACAGAAGGAAACGCTGAACCGATGATAGAAATGAAAATAGATGCTGGTGGAGAAAACATATTTAAAAAAGATGAAGATAAAAAACAATACAAAAAATATGAAAATGTTTATACACAATCTACTATGGATTTATTAAATATTCAAACATCGATAAAACAAGACCCTTCACCAAAAAATTTAAAAAAACAAGCAAATAAAGTTGAAAGGATAAATTCGAATATAAGTAATGCATATGAATTTTTAGATGGTATTGTGAAGGTAGCAGTTACACGTGAGAATAGCAAATTTTTAGAAAGAATTAATCAATCAAGACAACAAATAGCAAATTTACAAACACAACAACCATTAGTGAATCCTAATAACCCAATAGCACCTGAACCACTACAACCAGTTGAACCACCAGTTGAACCTGTTGATGCAGATATTCCTCCTCAAATGCCTTCAATTGCTCAGGCACGTGCAGAGTTAAGAAAATATAAAAATAAAATGCAACCACATTTCACAAATAAGATAAAAAAAGCAGTTGAAGTAGCATTAGGGAAAATTACATTACAAAAATTAGAAGCAACAAGATTAGAACCACAAACAACATTCGCTAAAAGGCAACGAGACGCACTATTACAAGAAATAAGAACAGCAGGGATTTAAGTGGATTTTAGAAGATTATATTATAATATATTATATATATATAAACTGCTTTTCGTATCCAACCTCAGAGAAAATAACCAAATTAATAATTTAATTAATTTAGAAATAAAATGTTATATAAATATATAGATGCCTAAAAAGAAAACTAATCAGGAATTACTTTTAAAATATATAGAATCAATACAAGATAAAATAACAGATCAGACCAAAAAAACTTATACACAAATTAGTAATAATTTACCTTTTAATGTATTAACAACTCAACCAACAATTATAAAAAAATTAAATGAATTATATGAAAACCCTAACACAAAATCATTATATCTTAATATGATTATATTAGTTAGACGAGATAATGATGAAGCTACTGATAAACTAATTAAATTTAGAAACTCATTAAGAGATGATATAATAAAAACTCGTAAAGATAAAATGAGTGAAATAAAAGATACATTACCAAGTTATTCAGATTTAGTATTAAAATTAAATGAATTAAAAGGGATTAGATATATTATAAATTATTTATTAATTAATTATGGTTTAAGAAATAAAGATATTAATTTAAAATATGTTTCAACAGTACCAGAATCAAAAGATTCAGATGAAAATTATTTGATTGATAAAAAGAATAGAATTGTATTAGATATATCAGACTATAAAACAGATAAATCATTTGGAGATAAAACTATATATATTACCGATAAAAAATTTATACAAGAATTAAAAGATTTGAAATTAAAAGAAAATGAATATTTACTTAGTAAAAATAATGGCGATAAATTAAAA